GTTCAAGTTGATTCGTGCCGTGAGTTAGACAAAATTGTTCTTCAGTCCCTAAAGCATGCCACATGGCACGCTGAAGAGGCTTAAGACAAAATGTCTCACCGATTCCCGCAGTGATAGTCCTTACCTTGAGAGGTTCAACAATTGGTTGAACCCGAACAGGTAAAGGACCATCTGGAGGGAATGTAGAAAATGTTAAAGTATGATGATTGACAGCTCCTTGTGGAGAACAGTCAAACCCAAGGGAAGACGGTAAATGAGGTTCAATCTGGTTAGACCAGAATTCCTCATTAATGTTTTCAATTGGATTATCATACTTGGTATCAATTTTCTGAGTCCAAGTTTTACGATAATTATCATGAAATTTTTGACGAGCTTTATACATGGAAATCATGGATTTTCCAAGATCATCCCAAGTAATTTGTGACCATAGGTTACAAGTAGCTTGAGATTTATCAATCTTGATAAATTCAGGAATCCGTTGATAGTAATCAAATTCAAACTTCTGACACTCAAATTTCTCGAGTGCAATTGAAGCTGAAGGCCTAGCCAAATTGGGAAAGAGAAGATTCTCTTTTCTGATCCAATTTGGTTTTTCCTTCAGTGAATGGAGTTTTCCATCTTCGCAGTATAAAGGAACATGAAAACGACGCCAGAAACTGGCATCGTCTAATATTCCTGCTGCATCTTGATAGATACCCTTCAATTTATCTCCATAACGGAGATTAGAAGTACAGATGATAATAGGAGAAGTGAAATACTTTCCTTTCTCATCTAATTTGGCCATAGGGACAATATAGGAGTTGCAAGATACCAAAGCTTGAAATTCTTTGATATCTTCTCCTTCCAGAGACTGACCGATGTCATCTAAGATGACAATCGGTTGGTTTCTGTAATTATCCCAATGGTCTGTATTACAAGTTCGTTCAAAAGTCAGATCTCTTCGATCTACACCAGGGAATAAGATACTTAATTTGCTGATAATTTCAGCAAGTGAAGTACTTTTTCCTGAAGCAGGTTGTCCAAATAAACCAATAACAAATGGTTCAATCCTATCAGAAATATCATTACTCACATTTGAGTTATGTAATATTTTCTGATAAACTAAGTTACCTTTAACTCCCCCAGAATTTCTGGGGAAGGCAAAAGTAGCCTTGTTTGTAGGATTAAAGCCTTTATTAGGTTTATAAAATTTGGCAACCTTCTTTCCAAATTCTCTTCCTCTTTCAAGGAGTAAGTCAAGAGTTTCTTGACTTACCCCTGGATGAGGGGAAGATAATTGGTCACGGTGTTTTTCAAGAGTTTCTTGAACAAATGATTCCGGAACACTTTCACAGAGAGATTTTGATTGGAGGAGAGAGAAAAAGAACTTAATCCTTTTCCTTTCATCCAATTTACTAATCTGTCCACGAAAATGAAACGGAATCAAATTGAAACGATCTCCTTCTGGGAGTTCGTCTTGTTCAAGAGATTCTGACACATGATAACATAGAGAATTTTTAAAGCATTTAATGATACTTTTCTCATCTGAAATTCCAAGCTTGGATAGCGAAGAATACAGATGGACGAAGATAGAAGTTAGTTGATTTCCTTTCATAAAATTGTGGGTTCCACCCCACATATTTCCACGACCTCTTCGGGTTCGTTGGAGAAACGCGAAATCATCTATTTTTTCCATCTTAAGTGTCAAATAAAATGCAAACGACAATTTTAGACAATGTATAATCTTTCTGTAATCTCTGAATAAGAGAGGAAAGAAAGAATTTATATTGTCTAGGGAAAGTTTGTTTTCTTGACAAAACTGAACGTATCCTTCAGGCTGTGAAGCCTTCAGGACGCCTTGTTTTTCAAGACTCTGCAAACATTTCCGAATATTACCACCAGCGCTCTTCGCTCGCCTTCGAATAGAATCGACCCAACAAAGTTGGGTCAAT